TGGACGGTTCGTACGTCTTCCATACTTCTGTTTGTTAAGTTAGTTATTGCGTGATTTAGTTGTCTTAACTTGGCATCTGCCCTTTGGTCTGCGCCTCGGCAATCTCCCTGCGACGATTGGCTTCGTCTTTTCTCTCCGCCTTATTACGAATAGAGAGCATCTTTGTACGCAGTATCCTAAGTTCATCGATACTAAGATGGCTAAACCTCTTTCCAGCAATGCGTGGATCACGGCAGAAGCGATCTATCGCATCCCAGTCGGTGGTGTCGATGCCATAAAGTTGCAGTTGTTTCAGCACTGCTGATCGAGCCTTCCTTTTAGCATCAATGTTCTCTATGCGCTCCTGCATCAGATGGATCATCGTAGAGTACTCTTCATCGGTCATCTCTCGGAGACTACAGGTGCGCCCATTTGTCCATTGGGATACGAGTTGCTCTTTATCCGCATTCGGAAGCCTTCTTAGCAATGCATAGAAGGTCGCATAGCTCTGTCGCCGTGCCATAGCTGTTACTTCTGGTGGATGCGTTGCTGATACTGTCTCTTCCTTGCCTTAGCTTCCTCATGCTTCTTTCTGTATTCGTAGCTCAGTGATACCCCGAGTACAGCGATGAATGAAAGGCAGAGGAGGGTATATCCATGACTACGGCACAGCACATCAAGGAGGATGGCAAGCGCCAACATGACGGCGCAACATCCGATTTGTATTCCATCCATTATTCTTCGTTTTGACGTTCGACTTGCTCGAGAAGCTCTTCCCTGAGACGAGCATTCTGGATAGTGAGCTTCGTGATTTCGTTTGCCTTGAGGTAGAGGTCGTTGTCCTTGCTCACCAAGAGTTCTTTGAGCTGAGCATTGCGCTGTCCCAACGGACGAAAGGCGAGGCAGTAGCTCACGACATAGGCGAAGCATGAGCCAGCGGTGAAGAGGAGAAGGTAGTTCATTGTTCTTTGCTTATTTATTAGTTGATCTATTCGTTCGTTATTCATCTTTCATCCAGTACTTACTAGCTCCTTCCTCCCAAACTGTGTAGTAAGCTCCCACCTCGCTGACAAATCGCCCTTTGCTGGTTGCTCGGTATCCCTCTACATAGATCTTCATCTCAGCATCATACATCACCTTCTTGGCAGTACGCCCATCGGGCTGTATGCCTTCAGCATGGCTGACGAAGATTATCAGCTTATCCTTGTGGAGCTCTTTGAACGCTTTATATCCTCGGTAGTCCAGTCCTGTGTACTGCAAACTGTCGATGACAACAAACTGAGGGGATTGCCTACGCTCAAGCCTATTAGAGAGGGTCTCTAAGTCTTCTGACAGAAGGATGAAGCTTCCTCGACGCACCTCATCTAGCTGATGCCTTACCAGTGCTTGCTTCATCGATAGCGAGGCTCCCTGCTCTAGGCTATTGTAGGCTACTCGACCATATTTGGTTAGCTCCTTGGCTAGCTGTAGAGCCATAGATGTTTTCCCACTGCCACTTCCGCCCCATACGATCCAGATACCCGTTGTAGCGGGTTCTCCAAAGGCTCTTTTCCAGTCTTCCTCGAAAGGAAGGGTGGGAATCTTGATGCGTAAGAGTTCTCGTGGAGATAGAGCTTTCGGCAGTCGCTTACTCTCCGTAGCCATAGCGCCGTGCCTTCATTATCTCTGTGTATACTCTTCTGAGACCTCCTGCTCTTCGAGCGAGTGATTTGTAGTCGATGCCCTCAGGCACATTAGCCGAGGCAACTTGCATAGCCTGTGCGAGCTCAAAGGAGGTGCGATCACGATCATTCTCTGGGGTTACACGATCGAACTTATTCCCAAAGCGATTGAAGATCTCCGTGTAACCGACCTTTTCGCCTTCGATATTTCTGCGGATCTTAGCTCGAAGACCGTCCGCCCCCATCATGTACCAGCCACACTCCCCTGGGAGAGCATTCCACACCGCCTTCAATTCTAAAAATGCCTCATACTGCAGATCACCTGCTTCGTCAAGTATGATCAAGGGCTCATGCATCGCCTTGAGACATTCGATGAGGTCATCGTAGAGCTCGTAGTACTTACCACTGGGATTGATCCCGAACTCTCGAGCGATCCTTCGTATCAGTTGGCGTTTGGTCTTGACTTGGGAGCAATCGACATAAGCGACGTTCTTGTGCGTCTTGGCGTAGAGTTGCGCTGTGTAAGTCTTACCAATGTTTGGAACATCACAGAGCAATCCACAGATGCTCTCCCCTTGGCATGCCCCTAGCTGGCTGGTAATGTAGTTATAGGTGGCTGTCTCTACTGCTTTCCACTCTTGCTCTGCACGTAGACTGATCCCCAAGCGTCGAGCGATCGAGATCCACCCAACCTCAGAGAGTTGCTTCTCTAGCTTCCCCTTCTTCAGGGCGGTATACACGGATGCCGATATACCTAAGGCTACAGCGTGCTTGCTATCGCTTGAGTAATTGGAGCGATCGGTCTTGATGCCATCCAATATCCTAAGCTTGATATCTTGTGTTAGTTCCATAGCTCTTATCATGCTTGCGTTGTCACGGAGTCTCTTCCTTCCTCCGTGAATTTCTCTTCTGAGTAGATTAGCCCATCATAGACCTCAGGACGATACTCAGGAGCTCCAAAGGCGTCCTTACCAATAAGCTCATTGAAGAGGTTGCTTCCGAGGAGGTTAATGAGCTCCTCACGTGTCCTGTACACTTTCCCTTCGTATTCCATTTTACTGCGATTTTATTGCTGTTCTAATACTATTCTTATAGATTTGAGATACCAAGCTGGGCGTAATCTTTCGCCTTCCGTTCCCAGCTCTCTACGTCGTAGAGTTCCACATCTCTTTCTTGAGGCATCGCCACAAGTCGTATCGGGTTGAGTTCTGCTGAGCGAGAGGCTTCCGCAGATACCTTCAGCAAGCCTTCAGTGGCTCGTTCTTCCATGGCTTTATCCCAAGCCACTATGCGAGACTGCTGGCGAGCCATACGTCTCATATCGTCTCTTGTACGCTCAAGTTTCGATACCTGATAGGGCACTATCCGATCGCACTCCCCTAGGTATACATCATCTTGATAGAGATAGACGATATCGGTATCTTCGTCATCGTCTTGCTTCCACCAGTAGGCTTCCACCTTGTCGTCTCGCCCCGTCAGTCGATCTAGCATATCGGTAGCCACGGCATAATCCTCTCCTCCTGCTTGTACCTTGCCTCGTACCACGCTGGTCTTTGTTCCCCAACCTACCCAGCGGGCAAGTTGCACCATATTGATCGGCTGTACTTCTGGATGTACACAGGTCAGCAAGACCTCTAGACGGCTCTTCCCTGGATAGAGCTTCTGCTTAGGATGGGGAGCGTTGTTGTAGTCCTCTATGATCTGTTCATAGGCTCGCACAGCCTCTTCGAAGCTATACTCTCCCTGCAGGTAGTTCTCATTTGTCTCATCGCTCACCTTGCGGTTCTTCGTCCGATTAGCAAGCAGACGTGCATGAGGGCGACCGATGGGTTCGCTTACCGAGTGCTTCTCAAACTGATACTTCAGCACCTCATTATACCGCTCTGCATACTTCTCTTGCGAGTTCTCGGCTCCAGCGAAGGTCACCTCGGGAAAGAGAACACCACTCTTCATCATCGTCTCCTTATAGAGGCTGACAAGGTGATTCTCCACCTGTGCCTCATGAGGCTGTCCCAGCCCCCAGGATAGTAGATTGCGGTACATACTCCGTATGCATCCCTCGAAGATGTCTCGGGTCTTTTCTCCTGAGAATGACCAGCCTATGATCGCCTCACTGGCTACATCATAGCAGAGGTAAGCTTTTAGAGAGGTTTCTATCCATTGCTTCCGTGTCACAGACTTACCTCGCACGAGCTTCGTTGTCGTTTTGCTCCAGCGTATCTTCACTGAGAAGTCTTTGTCATCCATAGAGACCATTGAGAGGCTATACTTGGGCTTGATGCGCTTGTGATAAGGACGGAGTGTCGTCTGATAGTCGTGCCGTGCATCGTGGGTCTTCGAGAGACGAGCTTCGTTCAGTGGCTTGCTGAGCACATCACCCACAGTCTTCTCCGATAGGTCGGGGAACTCTGCTGGGTCATAGATCTCTCCTGTAACAGGGCTGATATACTCCACCTCGCCCGATAGGAAGGCGCAGTACCACTGCCAGACCGTCTTACCATGCGGGCGGTGCTTGTCACTGGCTAGCTCCATCAGTAGGCGCTCCGTCTTGTGGGTAACCTTGAGCGTATTCACATTCCCAAACTTCTTGCTGATGAGCGCATCGTATCCCTCTGTCTCGTACTTCTTCACCCACTGGGCAAATCTCGTGGGTGATACCCCCAAAGTGTGACCAAGCTCGCTCTGGAAGAACTTGATTGCATCCGACATATCTGCCCAACTGCAACCTCTACGCCCTCGCACCTTGCGGTAGAGCTCATTGTCTCTGCGGAGCTTCTGCACAGCTTGTATGACACTCGCATTCGTCGCATACTCATTGGCAAGCTCCTCCAAACGGCTCTGGCTTAAGGATGTATTGAGTGTGGCAAGGCGACCTATATAGTAGCTCAGGGCTTTGTAGTCCCTTGCATATGCCTTGCGGAATAGTTCCTGGGCAGGGCTCTTTACTCGCATCATATGCTCTTCCATAGCTGGGTACTTCTCTTTGAGTCGTTCTTTGATCGCCTGGGGGAGGCTCTCGTACGAGATCAATGCGTAGTTCCCTTTGCCTTTCCCTTGACGTAATACCTTGAGCTTACCTCGGTTGACAAGGGTGTCATAGGTCTTTCGTGGAAGCACTGGTGCTAAATGAGCTGATTGATCTGTGGCGGTTCTGTCATCTCGGGTGAGTTCATCCACCGTGACACACCAGTCATTAGCATAGTACTCCATAACTACTCGGGTTGAGAATTTTCCACCTTGAATTGCAGGGAGGAGAACTCAGTGATATTGGGATTGTAGTCCTGGCTCTTGAGGACTCCGTGGTTATTATACACCTCTACCAAGCCTGTATCCTTATATACCTTGATCACATAGCCATTGGTGAAGACTTGTGTCATTACCCCCTCAGCGTCATGTATCGTCTCA